ATTAGGAAACAACACAGCTATGTGGTTTGGTATTAAAGATGGGGCTTGGGTCAATACTCTTGACGGTGGAAGTCCTTCTGGAGTTTACAATCAAGGATTCGAATATGACTTAGCTATTAAGTTTTATAAGCAAAATTGGCAAGGTGGAAGTATTCGTGTAATGCAAAATGGAAATGGTCAAGGAAATAACATTGGATTTGCAAATGGTGGTGAGTCTACTCTTGGTGCGTTTATTGAAATCACTAATAGTGGTGACAATATTCGTATGGGAGTTACAGCTAACACATCAGTTGATAATTCTACAACAACTACTTATGCTGATTGGGCTGCAGCTAAAGCACAAACGGGAGACCAAGGATATGGATTATCTACTGTCGACGTAATGGCTTTCTATGATAGAGGAAGTTCAAGTGCTGACTTTGATGTTGCAAATATAGACTGGACACTTCTAAGTGAAGTATCTGTTCCTACTGCTCCTACTAATAATACAAGTTGGACTAAGGCTTTAGACTTTAGTGGTTCTAATGAACACTTAAAACAAGTTAGCAGTAATAACCAAGTCAATGCTATTAGAATGGGTGGTTATAGCCAACAAGTAGCTAACAATTCTAATTATCAAAAGAATTCTGATACTGGTTATTCTTTCCCGTGGTCAACTGCTATAGTATTTGAATCAGACTTTAATAGTAGTAACCAACATATTTGGAATCAAGGTGAAGGTGCTGGTAGTAATGATGATAACATTTATTTAAGAACTGATGCTAATGGTATTCTTTACTTCGGATGGGGTAGAGGTGGCAACAATAATGAATGTAGACTTAGTGGTCAAGCAATTACTGGATGGAGAGGAGTTTATGTAGGATTCAAAGGTGGAAGGTTTAGTGCATCTAATGCTACAGCTTCTAACTTAGCCAATGCATTTGATATTAGATTATTCAATGAAGTATCTGGTTGGGTATTTCCTGGCAACTCTTCAACTTCTGCTAACTGGATAAATACTGGTAACAGAACTGACAGAAGTATAGGAGGAGACTTTACTATTGGTGGAAGAGGTTCTAACAGAAACTTTCACGGAAAAGTTGCTTCTATGGTTGTTACAACTCTTAAGAGAGGTGTAATGGCACCAGATGCTACTGAGATTGAAATGATGATCACTGACCCTATCAAATGGGTTACTAACTATAAAGTTGGTGAAACTTATAGATATCCAAACACTACATCTAATTATTCAAACTTCCAAGTTGGTGATACACAACCAGCTCAAGCTACACAAGTTTGGTTAATGGGTGATGGTGCTAGTGATTCTTATTCTAATGGTATTAGAAACTATATTCAAACTGCAGATCAAAACTGGTCTAAGTTACAATTGAATAGTATGGTATCTAATGATATCCAAAACGTGACAATACTAGGATTAAGTTAATAAATAACTATGTGAGGGACGTAAAAATCCCTCACTTTTTATTTTTTTCTTTTTAAAAGTACTTGTGTTATAAATATTTTTTATATATTTATGCTCTATAAAGATTGTAAGAGTGAGAATTGGAAACTGACCACGGTTAGTTTTTATGAATATTCAAGAAGATAAGTTTAAGTTTTTTGCACCAATTGAATTGGTCAAAGGTAAGGATGAGAATGGCTCAGTAGTGATGAAAATGCAAGGAATTGCATCTACGGGAGCACAAGACTCGGACAATGAATTTTTAGATCCAAAAGGGTTTGATTTAAACTATTTCATGAAGCATGGCTACATGAACTGGAATCACCAAACAAACCAAAATCCACTAGCTATTATTGGAAGGCCTACTGCAGCAAAAGTAGTGAAGGGGAAATTAAATCTCTCATGTGAACTTTTTGATCACAATCCTTTAGCTAAAGATGTCTATAAACTAGGAGAGGTCTTATCATCTCAAGGGATGGCATTAGGATACTCAATAGAGGGCAAGGTAGTTGAGAGAGATTCAAAAGATCCAAGAAAAGTATTAAAGGCAAAAATCACTGGATGTGCAATCACTCCTAATCCAAAAAATCAGGAAACGGTTGCTAATATCGTTAAAGGATATGACAGTGAAGGATTAGATCTTATTAAAGGTATGTATTCTGCATATGATGATGCCTCTGAAGAAGAAAAAGAAAAAGCAATGTCTGCAGGTTCAGCATCTGGACAGGCTATATCAAAAGAGTCTTTAGATGGAAGTGAAAAAGATCTTACAGATAAGAAAAAAAATATGTTGACAAAATCTGAAGTGATTGACTTATTAGTTAAATCCTTCCCTGGAAACACAGGAAAAGAGATTACGTCAATTTATAGTATAATAGAAACAATAGAAAATCAATTAAAAATGGAAAAAGCTGAAGGTAAAATCAGTCAGGAGTCTATTTCGAAGGCACTTGAAACTTTAGGTATTAACCTTGAGAAAGGTGAAGAGAATGCTGAGGTAACTTCTGAGGAAGTAACTTCAGAAGAAACAGTAAGTGAAGAAGTAGTTGAAGAGACTACGGAAGAGCTTGCTGAAATTGGAAGTATTGAAGAGGCACTAGAAGAAGACGAAGGTCTTGAAAAAGGAGAAGTTTCTGACGATAAAGAGGATGACAAGACTTTCATGACCTATAAGGGTGAAAAGTACATGTACAAAAAAGAAGATTGCTACGAAAAAGGTGGTGAGATGTATAAGATGTACAAAGGAAAGATGGAACTTGTAAAGTCTGAGGATGAAGACGAAAAGGAAGAGGAGAAGGTAGAAAAAGGTGAAGTTACTGAGACGGTTGCTGAAGAAACTGCTGAGACTACTGAAGAGGAAATCACTAAAGGTGAAGAGAATGAGCTTGATTCAGAAACTAATGTAGTTAATGAAGAGCTTATCAAAGGACTTTCTAATATGTTCAAAGGTCAAATGGATTCTTTCAACAAAGGAATTGAGGCTAAGTTCAAAGCACTAGGCCTTCTCAATAAGGGATTAGAAGGTCAAATCATGGATCTTTCTGAAAGAATAGAGAAATACGAGAACACTCCAAACGAAGAGAAGTCTATTAGAACAAAAAACTTCATTGAAAAGTCTCATTCTTCTTCAGATACGATTATTGATGAGTCAGTAGAGAAGACAAACACAATGTCTGTTTCTTTACATAAAGCTCAGATCTTAAATATCTTAGATGCTGAAGCTGGAATCTCAAAAGGAGAGATCACTAACGATAAGTTAGCAAATGACGTTTGTGTATTTGAAGGATCAGGAGTTGTATCTAATTTAATTAAAGAAACTATGCTTGCAAAGGGAATCGCCTTAACCAAGTAAAAGATAATAAAGACTGTAAAGAGAAGAATGGGCAATTCATTGTTTAACAAAAAAATAAAATTAACATGGACAATTTAGGAATTAGTCTTGCTGACTATCAACATGGAGCTGGATTCGATTCAGATGCAATGGGACAAGCTAACTTATCGGCTGATCAATTAGCTGATTTAAGCAAAGCCTTAGAGGCAGGGTCATTGTTAGGATCTGATCAATCAGGTTCTCAAACTACAGGTGGTTCACTTAAAGTAGAGTCATTAGAAAGAAACTTAAAAGTTATCACTTTCAAAGAATCTGATATCAAATTCTGGAAGAGATTTCCAAAAGCTGCTGCATTCAATACAGTTGAGGAGTACAATCAATTAGTATCTTACGGTACTGAAAGAGGAGGATTCAACAACGAAGGTGAATTACCAGAAGAAGAGGATTCGACTTACCAAAGAAGAAGTGAGTTGGTTAAGTATCTAGGTGTAACTAGATCTGTAACTCACCAAATGCAATTAGTTAAAACTAACGTTGGAAACGTTTTCCAAAAAGAGGTTCAAAACGGAATCATGTGGATCTTAAGAAAAGCTGATAGAGCTTTATTCTGGGGAGATGCTGCTGTTATTTCACAAGAGTGGAATGGTTTGTATGCACAACACATGAACAATGATGCTTATGCATCAATGGAAGAGTATTACAACTCTGACGTAGTAGTTGATTTAAGAGGTAAAATTCTTAAGGAAGAGAGTATCGAAGAAGGTGCTCAAGTTATCGTAAGAAACTTCGGTCAAGCTGACTTATTCATTTCTGCTCCAGTTGTACTTTCTGACTTCGCTACTGGATTCTACGCTCGTAAGAGAATTAACGTAGGTCAATCAGGTGCTGTTCAGAATGCTGTAATGGGTCAGTATATCTCTAAGTTCCAGTCTATGTACGGTATCATTGAGATGGATTTCGATATCTATGCTGCAAAACCAAACGGTGCTGGTAAGAAGTTATCTTCTGTTGCATCTTCTGCAAAAGCTCCTGCTGCTCCAACTTCTATAGGTGTAACAGTTGTTACAGGTGATGGTCTTTCTAAATTTGCTGACGGTGTTGCTGACTACTTCTACGCTGTAGCTGCTGTCAATAGATATGGAGAATCTGCATTAACTCAAACTGGTGGTTCAATAACTGTTGCCAATGCAACTGATGCTGTTGATTTAGAGTTCACAGCAACTGCTGGTCCTTATGCTCCAACTGCATACGTTATCTACAGAACTGATGCTGATCCATCAGGAACTGCTGCACAGTCTGTATTCTACCCAATCATGACAGTTCCTGCTTCTGGATCTGATGCTAAGAGAGGATCTCTTGCAAACGGTTCTGACGGTGCTTCTGCTGGTGAGGTTAGAGATAGAAACAGATTCTTACCAAAGACTGAAGAGGGAATGTTATTAGATTCTTCTATTGACGTTATCCAATTCAAACAATTAGCTCCATTAATGAAAATGGATCTTGCTAAATTGTCTCCAGCAGACAGATTTATGGTATTACTTTACGGTACACCATTCATGTTTGCTCCAAACAAAGTTGTAAGATACATCAACATTGGTAGAGATGCTAGCTAATAGCAACTAACATAATACATATGAGAAAGACC